CGAGCACTACAGCGGGACCGGTCCCGGCGGGGTCGTCTTCACCGACGGCGTCGCCGAGCTCGACCCCAAGCGTCCCGAGCACCGTGCCGCACTCGCCTACTTCAAGGACCGCGGGTACGGCATCGACGGCGACGAGGCCGTCCAGCCCGAAGGGGCACCAGTCCAGGCGGACTCGCGCGAAGTGGGCGGCGAGCACGCCGTGGGCGAGCGCCTGCGCGATGCCGCCGTCGACCCGCGCGAGTCGGACTTCCTGGTCCCGACGAACGCCGGCGAAGCGGACCCGCACGGGCCGCTCGTCGTCGCTCCCGGCGTCCACGCCTCCGAGACCGGGCCGATCCATCCCGGTGACGTGCACGTGGACGACCCGAAGGTCCAGGAGACGCAGGAGACCGCGCTCGCCGAGGCCGTGTTCGTCGAGGGCCAGGACGTCACCGAGGCCACCCTAGCGGCCGCTGGCGACGAGGCGCACGCCCCGGCCCAGTCCGCCACGAAGGCCGACTGGGTCGAGTACGCGGTCTCCCAGGGTGCGTCCCGCGAGGAGGCCGAGTCGATGACGAAGGCCGACCTCGTCGAGACCTACAAGGAGGGCTGACCGGTGCCGGTGTACGCCACGCAGGCTGACTACGAGAACAGCCCGTATGGTGCGTCACCGGCGCCGGCCGACATCGACGCACGTCTCGCGATCGCCTCCGACGACATCGACGAGCTCGTGATCACCGCCGTCTACGAGGTCAACGACTCCGGGGCGCCGACGGTGTCCGCCGTGGTCGAGGCGTTGAAGAAGGCGACGATCGCGCAGGCGAAATACAGTCAGGGCCGCGGCGACGAATCCGGGTCCGCCCAGGTCGCCACCGAGGTCGCCATCGGCTCGGCCCGCATCAAGTACGGGTCATCGGACGGCAGCGGAGACGGCGCCACGGGCAGGTTCTCGCCACGCGCGGTCACGATCCTGCGCAACGCCGGGCTCCTGCCCAACGTCATCTACGCGCCGGGCGGCTGACATGGACCTCCCACCGGAGTTCCTGGTGCACACCGTGACCGTCGAGCCGTGGACCGGCTCCGGCGCGTACGGCGACGTCTGGGGCACACCGTTCGGCATCGCGTGCTTCGTGGAGGACAAGCGCAGGCTCGTCCGCGCCGCCGATGGCTCCGAGGTCGTCTCGGAGACCACCGTCTACACCAACCGCGGGCCCGAGATCCCGAACCGGTCCCGCGTCACGCTGCCGTCCGGCAGGAAGCCGCTCGTCATCGTCGTCTCCGACCACGACGGTGGCGACCTCCCAGTCCCGTCACACCTCGAGATCGCTTGCGAGTGAGGAGGCTGCGGTGAGCGTCCGGTTCGAATGGCACGGCGAGAAAGTCAAGGCCCGCCAGCGCGAAGGCCGCAACCAGGGCCTCCGTGCGGCGGCCGAGTACCTGCTGGGAGAGTCGCAGCGGCTCGTCCCGATCGAGGAAGCCACCCTGGAGCGCTCCGGCGTCGCCAGTGTGGACGAAGCGAAAGGACAGGCCGCCGTCTCCTACGACACGGTGTACGCGGTCCGGCAGCACGAAGAGCTGACGTGGCGGCACGATGCCGGAAGGCAGGCCAAATATCTGGAGCAGCCGTTCGAGACCGAGAAACCGGTACTGCTCGGGATCATCGCGGCCGCTGAGCGCCGGAGCCTGCGCTCATGAGCTGGACATCAGATCTGGTGACCGGCCTGGCCGAGCACCTTGCCGCGCAAGGCGTCGGGACATTCAACCCCACCGGGGTCTACACGTCCGGGCAGACCGGCATCTACTTCGCGGTCATGCCCCCGGGTGACCCCGCCAGTTCCGGCTGGGATCGGGCGATCATCCTCACCGACTACGACCCGAACGGCGGCAACTCCTCTGGGGACGTCGCCTCGCGCGTGCAGGTCCGCTGCCGCGGGCTCCGCAATGACCCGTTCTCGGCGGTCAACATCGCCGCGGCCGTCCGCGACGCCATCGACGGGCTCGAGCACGTCACCTTCGGCTCCGTCGAGGTATCGGGCATCAACCACATTTCCGGCGTCCCCATGGGCGTGGACAAGAACGACCGGCACGAACGGTCGGACAACTACGACATCCAGGCGCGGCGAGTGACCGCGCTGCGCACTGAATAGGAGCAGGTCACATGACCGAAGCGACAGCCCTCCAGCGAAAGTGGCGGTGGCAGGTCAACATGGGCACCTCGAGTGTGCCCGAGTGGACCACCGTCGTCGGCCTCCAGGAGTTCACGCCGAACATCGAACCCACCGACCAGGAGGACAACGACTACGAGTCCGACGGGTGGGGCGGGTCCACCCGCACCATGCTCGTGTGGGGGCTCGAGGCGAACATCTCCCACCGGCAGGACAACGCCACGTTCGTCGAGAACGCCGTCCACGCGAAACTGCGGCTCGCCTCCATGGCGATCGACAGCGCCAGCGGTGTCATCCACATGCGCTGGTTCGACAAGAACGGCTCCGTCGAAGCGTACGAGGGGTACGGGCTGATCACGTGGGCGCCGGACGGGGGCGGCATGGCCGACCTCGAGCGCGTCTCGATCACCGTCACGCCCTCGGCGACGTCCCCGGCGCTCACCACGATCGCGAACCCGGTCAACGAGACGCCGCTGCCGGTCGTCGCTGCGATCGACCCGGCCGGCGGCACGACGGCCGGCGGCACCCTCGTGACCGTCACCGGCGCGAACTTCACCGGCACCACCGGTGCGACGGGCGTCAAGTTCGGCGCGGTCAACGCCTCGAGCTACTCGGTCATCTCCGACACCAAGATCGCCGCCGTCGCGCCCGCGGGTTCCGCGGGAACGGTTCAGGTCAAGGTCACCTCGCCCAACGGCGCGTCGGTCGACACCGTCGCCGACGACTACACCTACGCGTAAGAGGCACCGTGACTGACGCTGAGAAAGCGGTCTGGGAGAACGAGGACGGCGACCTGGTCGTCGTCCTCGGCGCCACCGAATACGTCATCGCTGACGTCGACGCCGCCACCGGCTTGTGGGTGCACTCGCTGACCGAGCGCACCCGCAGCGCCCAGTCGCGCCTGGACGCCGGCGAGGACGCTGAGGCGGTCGACGCGGACCTCCACCTGTCCGACGAGGGCGAATCAGCCCTCTACGCACGAGTCCTGGGCGCCACCCTCGACGAGCTCGAGGCCGACGGCATCAAGTGGCGGCAGGTCCGCCGCCTCGGCCAGGTCGCCTACGCCTGGATCGTCGGCGGCGTCGAAGCGGCCCGCCGCGTGTGGGAGCCGGACCCAAAAGCCAACCGCCAGCAGCGGAGGGCGGCGAGTCGCGCGTCTGGCTCGACGACCAGAAACGCTGGGGCGTCGGCGACTACGACGAAGCGAGCGGCCTCTACGAGGAATACCAAGACCCGGACCTGACCGCCTGGACCCTGTGGAGCATCCACAGGGACCTCGTGGAGGCCGACCTCCACGAGGTGTACGGCATCGACATCGGCTCCGGCATCCTCACTGAGCGGTCATGGACCTGGTTCAAGCGGCGCTGCGGCGGCCTGTTGACCTGCGAATCCCGCATCCAGCGCAAGCTCTTCCCCCCCGAGAAACCCAAGACACCGTCTGTTCCACGCAGGTGAGGGGGTAACGCATGGCCCTGAACCTGGGGACGCTCAACGCCAAGATCGACGCCGACGACAAGGGCTTCCATCGCGCGATCGACCGCGTCCACAAGAAGATGGAGCTCACCGGCGTCAAGATGGGGTCCCTGTCGGGGCTCCTCGGGGGCCTCGGGAAGACCACGGCGTTCTCCGCCATGGCGACCGGTGCCGCCGGTGCCGCGTCATCCCTGGGGCCGCTCATCAGCCTCGCCGGGACCCTCGTGGCGGCCATGGGCGGCCTCGCCGGCGCCGCGGTCGCGTTCGGGGCCGCCGGCGCCGCGGTGATCGGCACGATGACGCTGGCGTTCCAGGGCATGGGCGATGCCATAGCCGGTGACGAGGACGCCCTCGAACGCCTCCCCGGGCCTGCACGCGACTTCGCGAAGGCGGTGTCGGGGCTCTCGGACGAGTGGGACGACCTGCGCAAGTCCGTGCAGTCGAAGTTCTTCGAAGGCATCACGGACCAGTTCGAGACGACCGCGAAGAACGTCCTCCCGCACCTCAAGAAGGGGTTGACGGGCGTCGCGGACGGGCTCTCCGACATCGCGAAGGAAGCGCTCGACGCTGCCGACTCCCCACGGTTCCTCGCTGGCATGAACGCCGTCCTGGAATCCACTAAGGACGGCCTCAAGTCTGCCGCGGGCGGCGTGGACGGGTTCGTCCGCGGCTTCGGCGTCATCATGGAGGTCTTCGCGCCGCTCATCGAGCGCGCCGGGGCCGCCGTCGCCAACCTCGGCGAGGCGTTCGGCGACTGGATGGAACGAGCCCAAGCCACCGGCCGGTTGAACGATCTCATCCAGACGATGCTCGACACCCTCTCCATACTCGGCGGGATCGTCCAGAACATCGGCTCCATCTTCACGTCAGTGTTCTCCGTCGCCAACGACCAGGGCGGCGGCCTCCTCGGCACCATCGAGAACCTCACCGGCAAGATCTCGGACTTCTTCAACTCCGCCAAGGGCAACGAGGCCCTTAACAGCTTCTTCTCGGCGCTGTCCGACGTGGCCGACGATGTCATCCCGATCATCCTCGAACTCGCCGACGCCTTCGCCACCGACCTCGC